CTTGTGGCCTTCTGTGGCGGATGCGGAGGCAATGAGAACATATGGGGGTCGCGTGGAGCCGGCTTTCAAGGTCGCCGATATGGTGGGGTCTGGAGAGGTTGGAACTTGTCCGTCGGTCTAGTAGAGGGACATGTCCGGTTTTTTGAAGACATTTTTAATAATTATTGGGGGTATTGTCGCTGGGATAATGGCGCTTGCCTTCTTCTTCCAATACGGCATCAAATACATACGCTCTGGTGCTGGCACCAGTGCTAACGGAGGCTCTGGCGCTGGCGCTGGCCCAAACATACCAATGATACTCGGCGCAGCCGCGCTATTATTGGTCATTACATGGGTCGTCGTGACATATGCGCGCCCATCTTCCATTAAATCTCTTGAACCAGCAAAAGGGGACTTAAAGAAAGAGACCGTCGTCGGCGGGTCGGCTGACCTCGTAAAAGGGTTCTACGGCGGCCCAGGCGGTGGCTCTTTCGGCGCCTACTTATACTTGACCAGTTATGATATGACACCTGGGTCAAAACAAACCCCTATAGTGAAGATTGGAGGAACACGCATCTATGTCAATAACAGCAATGACGGCTACACGACCTATATGGAAGTGGACTGTGTGGGTAAGAAGAAGGAACGTGTCGTCTTGACCGATTTCCCAGTCCAGAAATGGGTCTACTTGACAGTGAACCGCGAAGGTCGTCGTTATACAGTCTATTATAATGGGGGCATTGCTGGGTCAAAGGTCTTGGACATAATGTATGAAATGCGAGCGGATGCCTTGAGACTTGGCGGAGCAGGCTATAAGGGTATGTATGTATATCCAAACTTGAACGAGACTGTCATGCGTGAAGAAGACATAAAGGCATATATGGAGGCAACTTCGGATACAAAGGGAGAGCCACATTTACCGGCCGATTTCTGGTCATCGTTGGCCACCGTATCGGTGTTTTGTAATGAAGGCGAGGGCTTATTATGTGGTAGTAGTTCAATGGTACAGGCGCCTTCCGGTTATAAGTTTGTATCAATGTTCTAAGCGGGGCCAAGTAATTCAAAAATGTTTTATGGATAAACTTTTTTGAAGAAAGATGTAGAATGAACGCTAGTAATGATGGCGGTTTAGGGACCGTAAAAATGATAGTAGGTGTTATCTTCTTGATTTTGGTCCTCGTGGCATTATACTATTTGTATAAGTATTTATTCACCAGCAGTGGCCTGGAAATCAAGGTCGTCAATAATGAATTCGTATCGGCAAAGACAAACGAAAAGAGTTTCGCCGTCAGCAAGACTTATCCAGATGTTCCAGTAATTTATACTGGAGGCGAATTCACTGTCAGCACATGGGTATATGTGACCGACTGGAAGAGTGTCAACGGCGGCAAACCAAAGCACATCTTCACATTGGGCAAGGACATTGGTAGCGCAGCAGCTGGTGCCAGTGCTACTAACAGCACCAATCCTGACACCGTCAACGAACAGACATTGACAGTCTATTTGGATGCTTACAACAATACATTACATACCGCCGTCAGTCTCGCCGCATCAGGCTCAGAAGCAACCGATAAATCATACACTATAATGAAAACCGACATTGCGACCGAAGCAGGTCAATTGAACGACGCATCCCTCAAGGGCAAGGCCGGTTCCAAATGTAGCGTCGGCGATGTGGAACTCCAAAAGTGGGTGCTCTTCACATTCTGTTTGAATAATAAGGTAATGGACATTTACATGGACGGTAAGCTCGCACGTTCATGTGTCCTTCCATCCATGTATAGCGTCGGCTCTGACCCATCTAAGCCAATCAGCTTGAAGATGGCCGGCTATGGAGGTTTCGGCGGATTTATTGGACGCACCGTCATGTCCAACTACGCACTCAATCCAGAAGAAGTCTGGAAACTCTACATGACTGGTCCTGGACCAGAAATGTCCATTTTTGAAAGCTTCGGCGCACTCTTTGACCCAAGTTATTATAAGAATGTTAAATTCCCAGAATTGAAATGGGATTAAGAGAGTCGGTCGGTCAGTAATTAAATATACCCTATAGTGATACTTAGAATATCATTATAGGATTGATGGTTTAAGATGTTCTTTAGATAGTCTCTATGTCTGAACATTACATAAACATGACATACATGATGTGGCCAATGTCTGGATGTCTGGATAAAATGTTTTGGCCAGGTCTGGCTTCTGGACCTGGTCAAAACTTTTAGAGAAACACATCTGGTCCCAAACATGACAACATCAATGTTCTCGCTCCCCTAAGTAGAAATGAATTCCCCATCATATAATTTTACCCCAACAAATAGTTCCCAGACATATCTCCTTGGGTCTGGTCCACTCTCCCAAGCCCTGCTCGCTATAGTGCTCGGCTTAGTCTTATACATTATGATGATGGCTATGGAAATCGTATATAGCACATGGCTAAAAGCGTCCCGCACTCGTGTGGATGTTCTCCCGTATAGAGTAAATGCCGACGACAAAATGCGCACATACATTCAAAATCCAAAAGCACCCAACGCAACCATTCTCCCATTATCCGATAACGAACGAACCGGCGCAGAATTCACCTATAGCTTCTTCATCTACGCAAACCCATCCTCTATGGAAACTGCCGATGGCCTCCGTCACATTTTCCACAAGGGATACAGTCGCTACTTCCCATTAATGGGCCCAGGTGTATTCATGAAAACCAACGAGAATACTCTCCGTATCTACATGAACAGCACGAAGAAATGGGACAACTACGTGGAAGTCCCTAATGTTCCATTAAAGAAATGGGTCCATATTGTCATTGTCGGCCGTAAGAATAGTTTGGAAATATATGTCAATGGAAATATTGCCAAGAAACTCACATTGGACGGTGTCATGTATCAAAACTACCAGGACCTCATTCTCTTTAGCCAACGTCCAGGTCGTCTTGTTGGCGGAGCCAGTCCACAGATTGAAGTCAAAGGACCATTCACTGGGTCAGTAGCAAGTCTCGTATACTTCAGTTACGCACTATCCTATAGTGAAATCCAGGACCTTCTCAATGCTGGTCCAAGCGACCAGGCTGAAGAAAGTGCCAGTAGCGCAACCGCTTCGCCTTACTTGACGGATAACTGGTGGGTTTCAAACTAAAGTTTGAAACCCAGTTCGGCTTACTTCGTAAGCCTTGTGGACCAGCAACTAAAGTTGCCTCCCCAATACGGCTAAACATTTTAGACTTCAAACTAAAGTTTTTCTAGGCCCTACACTAACTAGCGCTAAAACCGGTCTCCAAATAAACAAATGACATAAATAAGGAGAAATGCCCGGTGGTGCTTTAATATCACTTACCAGTTACGGAACACAAAATGTGCTCCTTAACGGAAATCCGGATTTTACATATTTCTATAAAGTCTATAAAAAATACAGCCATTTCGCCACAGAAAGCGTCACTATACCCCTGGACGGACCCAATGAACTCTTCTACGACCAGGAAATCACCGTCCGCGCAAAAATCCCTCGTGTAACCGACCTCATTAGCGAACTCACACTCACAGTTGACCTCCCTGACATCTATAGTAAATACGTCAACCCAGAATTAAGACCAAACCAATACGAGTTTCAATGGGTAAACGCCATTGGTGTCCACATGATTAAACGCATTAACTTCACTATAGGAGGTTCTAAGATTCAGGAATTTGACAGCGAGTATATTAATGCCCGCGCACATCTTGACCAGGACTACGACACCCTCCAAAAATGGCGCGCACTCGTCGGCGATGTTCCTGAACTGACCGACCCTGCTCGTGGAATTTACGCCGGCGGGTCTCAAGGTATCGGCTACCCCAGTGTCGTCCAGGACCCAACCCAGATTCAACAGACAAATCGTCCCTCTATTTTCGGCCGCACACTCCGTATACCAATCCCATTCTGGTTCAACAGCAGTTCGTATAAGGCACTCCCTCTAGTCGCCCTACAATACCATGAATGCGATGTCCAAATCACATTTCGCCCACTCCAGGAACTATATACTGTCCTGGACCCTTCTGGTGTTCGTGTTCGCCCTGGCCGACGCCTGAGTCAATTCTGGTCCGTAAATGAACCTGAATACGTGGCCGACGATGCCGATGCACAGGAAATCCGCAACTTCTATGTGGACTGGAACGCAACTACGCCGGCACTCAATAATTTAGATGTGAATGCCCGCCTGGAAGCGACCTACATAAGCTTGACGGACGAAGAGCGCAAGGTCTTTGCCACCACACCTCTCAACTATCTCGTCAGCCAAATCCGTCGCTATACGCTGGACAACATTACAGGTCGCGAGCTCTTCAACTTGGAACTCTCCAACTTAGTCAGCCGTCTCATTATTCTTCCACGCCGCACGGACAGCTACGACGACCGCAACCAACATAGTAACTACACGAACTGGTGGAATTATCCGGCCTACCCATTCACAGCAACCCCAGGAGCATCCACTATAGTGAATACCGTGTTTAGTAGTGGTGTGCTCGTCCCCGCGACACAGGACCAAATCATTCGGTCTATGCGACTTCTCTTCAACGGCACCGAATATCAGGAGGGCAAGAGCGGGTCCTATTACACCACGCAGACACAATATAAGTCTGTCGTCGGCGGTTCGGACCCGTTGACCCGCTATATGTATGTCTTCCCATTCCAATTGGACCCACCTGGCGACCAGCCAAGCGGAGCTGTCAATGCCAGCGCAATTCGCCTTTTTGAACTGGAAGTTGACCCATATCCGCTCCCACAAGAGCCGACATATCTCTACAATATAACTGTCTACGCGGAGTCATATAACTTCGTCACTATATCAAATGGCCTTGGTGGTCTCAAATACGGATACTAGGACCAACAGCAGCGCAATAATCTTTATTATATTCTAGATAGAAATACTATATAGAATATAATGGACGCATACGATAAAGCCACCGCCAATTACGACACCTATCTCGTCGGCCAAGCACGCATACTCCACAGCAATTTTGTAGATGACAAGAGCCCTCATGCCGCGGCGTCGTATAAGAAGAAGCTGGCCGAAATAATTGCCCTCTTTGAGACTGGAATGAAACTGGCCGGCCGCAGTCGCGCCGCCAAAACACGAAAGAGAAAACAACGTTTACATTAGAGTATTCTGGAACCGAATGGTCACAATCAGAAATCCATTTACTAGTGACACATCCTATAGTGTGGAAGAACAAAATAAAATCCGTGAAGAACGAACGAATTTCAATGACCTTATTCAGAATTATCATAAAAGAGTCCTGGAACTTAAAGAAAAGGGCAAATTAACCCCCGAAAGTGCCAATGAAATATTGGTTCTCAATGATACGACCTATAAATGGCTCACAGATAATCCTACGGCTGACCTCTTGAAAATACTTTCGCAGAAGGACGCCTATAAACAACGGGCCGATACAATCATTGAAACGGACAAGCCAAAAGCCCAATTCATCAGCTATTATACAGGTATTCCATATATTGCAGATACACTTTACAATCAACGCACTATAGATGATGCTCGTAAGGGGATTCTCATAAAAGAGGCTCGCGATGCCGAAGCATGGTTCAAGACCAACGGCGCCACGGCCAATAAAATACAATTGGATACTTACCTCGCCGGTTCTGAGGCACGGCTACTAGATGGTTTAACTGATATAAAAGTCCGAGAAGCCATTCGCACAGCAGTTGCGAATATTAAAGCCGCCAGTGCTGAGAAATTGCGTTATATTTTTGGGAGTCTCAAGAAAAATGAGAAAAAGCTGGAAGAGTCCGAGTTCCGTCTTAGCACCGTCACTGGAACAACCTGGAGCATTGCCACATCCATTTTCGTCTGGTCCGTCGTATTTGTCGTCTGCGCATTCAGCGGTAGTCTCGCCGCCAACACGGTCATACATCGGCCGGCCGTCTATCGTCTCCTATACTTCATTTGGGGCGCAATACCACTCTTTGTCGTCCCCATCTTTATCTATTTCATCTTCCAACGTGTAAAGTCAGGCCCACTTCATCTTTACACAATGATTCCTATAGTGAGTTCAACCGCCGATTACGAAAACAGTCTTGGATTCTTTGAGCGTCTACTGCGTTCGGCCGTCGTCTATTACCCAGATGAGCACATAGATACATTGGCCGCCGCTTTCCAGAAAACGCTGGAAAGCTATAAACAATAGAGGCCACACTATAGGAAGTAATGGGTTGTTGTTATTCAGAACCTGATGGGTCCGACTGCGGCTTGGCCCAAATAGACACGGCGACGGCTTATCATGAGATTAAGCCGACCGTCATACCGACTTATACAAATACTATACGAAAACCGTCGGTTCGCTTGCCGCCTGTGGCCGAAGAGGTGTTTGTTGGGCCAGCTTCAGCGCAAGTGTTAGCGCCAACACCATCAGCGCCACCAGCTACACCAAGACCAGCTCCAGCGCCAACACCAATAGCGCAAGCGCTAACACCTATAATGCGAGCAGAAGAAACCTTCAGCAGACCTGATTCAGACCTACAGAGTCTTATTAGTCCTATCAGGGCATCTACACAGCCACAACCCCTCAAAAAAAAGAAGGGAAAGAAATGAAAGCCATCTAAAGATATCCTAGATGAAATAGTTAGAATATTATTTCATCTATGTCCAAAACAAAAAATGCCAAAACACTTCCACCATTAAGCACACACCCCTTCGTCTCCATTGTCACCCCCACATATAACCGCGCAAAATTTATGGAAGGTCTCGTGGCCTGCTACGCACATCAGGACTATCCAAAGGAGCGCA